CGCGATCACAGGCCAGGCAATGCGCATGTGCTTTAGCAGCAGCTGCGCGATGTTGGTCGCGGCCCTGCGCCCCGACGCCTTGAAGGGCGCCAACGGCGACGACCAATACCTGAAGCGGGTGATGCAGTTTGGGGATAGTACGGACCCCACCGCCCAGCTACGCGCACTGCGCAGCTACGGCATCACGGCAACCTTCACGCAAAGCGCGGGTTTTGCGGACATCGAGCGCCAGATTTTGAAGGGCGTCCCCGTCCCCTGCGGCTATTTGCATCACGGCACGAGTGCAGCCCCCAGCGGCGGCGGCCACTGGCTAACGGTGATCGGCTTCACCAACTCCGCAGTGATCGTGAATGATCCCTTTGGCGAGATGGATGTAGCGCACGGCGGCTACCTGAGCACAAAGGGTCGGGGGATTGGCTACAGCCGAAAGAACTGGGGACCGCGCTGGATGGTGGAGGGTCCTGGCACCGGCTGGGCCATCATTGCCAACCCATGAAACAGCAATACATCGTCGACATCCGAATGCAGATCGTCGTCGATTCCAACGAAGACCCTGAGTCTGTAGCCGAAAACATCTACGCACAATGCGCAGAGCTTGCTTACTCGGAAGACCACCTCCTGCGGCTTGAGGTCATGCCTTGTCCTCTGCCAGCTGCTCGAACAAGTGGATCATCGGATTGCTGACACCCAACTGCTTCCCAAGCGCGAAGCAAAGCAACGTTTTCGAGAGATGATTTTCAGGTCGTGGGGGCACCGGTGCGTGTACTGCAACGCGCCCGACCCCAGCACGTTGGATCACATCAGACCACGAAGCCGGGGCGGTCACACGACAGCCGAGAATCTCGCCCCCGCGTGCCCAGAGTGCAACCGGCAGAAGGGGAGCAACGAAGTCTTCAGTTGGTTTAGGCGCCAGGCAAGTTGGACGGCTGACCGAGAGGCCGATCTACTCCTGTGGACCCACCAACACTGCTTTGCAGACAGTGCAGTTTCACTTCTGCTTGCCAGCGTTGACGGTGGATAAAGGTCATCCCCAGCCCTTCAACGACCCAGAACTCCTGGCCTTTGCTGTCGTGAATAAGGCGCATCTTGGGTTCCATAGGTAGGTCGCTATGATTATCTGTACGCCTAGGTTGCTATGACCCAGGATGACGAAAAGCCGACCAGTTGGATGGTCTATGAGATCCCGCTAAGCGAAGAACTGAGGCTGGAGCACGCAATTCGGGAGGTGAGTGCGCACCCTGACGGAGCGAGGGTGCGCGATTTATGCGCCAAGCTGATGCGACAGAACTATCACCAGCAACAACTCTTATCGAAAGCCATCGGTCGCGTTAGCCAACTTGAGTTGATTTTGTTCTTGGGCGCGTCCGCTACGGAGGACGAGACCGAGGCCTTTCTGGCGATGGCGCGCGAAATCTGTGATGAGCTTGGGATTGGTTAGCGGCGAGAGCTGCTTCATGTACGTCCTGAGCTGACGCAAGGACATCCGTTCAATCTGGCGGATGCGTTCCCTAGAGACCCCCAGCTCCTGACCGATGGCGTGATACGAGCGCTGCGGCTGCCCGGTCAGCTCAAAGCGGTACTCAAGAACTTTGCGTGCTTCAGGTGAGAGACGAGCCAGCGCTGCCTCCAGCCTCCACTCATCATCAACGTCAAACAGCCTGTCGTCGCTGGTCTCATCAGCGATGAGGTCGAGCTTCTGACTGCCCTCTTCTGTAGCGAGAGCGTTGAGGGAGCTGGGCCGGGCGGTGCGCTCAAACATCACCCACATCTCATCATTCGAGATACCCATCGCCTCTGCCATCTCACGCTTGGACGGCGTCCGCCCCAGCTCGTGCGTGAGCTCATGAAACGTGCGCTTCATCCGAGGCACCGCTTCCGCCACGGTTGTGGGCATCCGAATGAGGGCCTCTTTCTGATTGATCGCCCGGCTCATCCCCTGGCGGATCCACCAGTACGCATAGGTCGAAAACTTGTAACCGCGCGTGGGATCAAACTTTTCAACGCCACGGATCAAACCATCCACCCCCTCCTGCACGAGGTCAAGCATGGTGAGGTGCTGCACGCGCTTGGCGTACTTCTTGGCGATCGACACCACCATGCGCAGGTTGCACAGGATCATCCGATCCTTAGCGCGCTTACCGATGCGCAGATCTTTGCGTTCGGCAGCAGTGAGCTCCTCCCCTGCGGCTTCACGCTCCTGCAACTCCAGCATCACCTGCACCTGCCTACCAAGCAGCAGTTCTTGACTTGGTGTCAGCAGGGGGTATTTACCGATCTCGTTGAGGAACTGAGTGAACGATCCATCAAAGATGTGCTTGTCAAGAGTCATGAGTTTTCACAGTTCTTCAAGGTTTCCATTGATTGAGCCTTGTACTTGAGGGTTGCGGCGAACTCGTACAGCGAGCGATTGCAGACAGCGGGGTGTTGACGCGCCGCGAAGTTCTGCATCTCATCCACGAGTTCAAACAGCACGCCTTCAACGCCCCCAAGCGCGAAGGCACTGTGATAGCGCGAGGTACTCACTGCCCCTGCTTCCCGAAGGCCGCCTCACCGATGACAGGAAACTCAGCGCAGAAGATCTTTTTGCACTTCTCAGCAATCTGCCGGTGCTCGAGCTGCGTCTCAACCCCGGTGCGCAGTTCGATGTAGTGAATCCAGGAGCGGAGGTTTCCGTGCATATACATCACGGTCGGGGTGCAGAGCGGCAGCAAGCGCCGGGCGCACTCTCTCGCCACCCCCTGCTCCACCAGTTCGTAGTAGAGCCTGAAGGAATGGGTGATGAGGTCTGAGGCCTTGAGCTCCAGCTCGGATTGCTGCTTGGGCGTCAAATCGTCGAAGCTGTTCTGACGATTCTTGTGATCCTGTCGACGAAATCGTGGGATCTCAGCGATGGACGCCCTGGCGTAGCGGGTGCTGAACTCTTGGAACGCGAACGCCTTGCCGTGTCGCAGGATTTGAGCAGCGATGTCTCGCTCGGTCTCAATCTTGACGCACATTGAGGCCATCTCAAAGGGTGACCAGTGCTTGTGCTTGAGCAGGTAAGAAATTAGACGCGGTGCAGTGTCCTCATTGTTCTGGTTAGCTGGGTTAGAGACCCTCGCCATATATGCGATTAGGGCCTCGGCGCCATCGGTTCGATGCACCAGAGTTACTGTCATTGGTAGAGAAGCGGATGCGTTGGAAGTTGGGGCGTCGGACTGGGGTGCTGCGATCCAGAAACTGCACGGCGTCTTTTGGCAGGACGACTTCCACCGTCCACCAGCGGTGACCGCAGTGTTTGCAGTCCCGCCAGCGGATCGAGGTTTCGTGGGAGTCGTGTATAGGCCTGCTCTGCGTGCTGTGTTTCCCGCAGCAGCTAGGACAAATCACTCGTCGGTGACAGCCCGGTTCAGGGCATCCAGCACATCTTTAGTGCGAGTGGAGTCGACAAAGTCTGCGAATCCAACGTGCGTGAAGATGGTGTGAGGCGCCGGCTTGGTGTTGGGGTACGACTCACCCCACCACTTAAGGAACAGTTCTTCAGTCGTCATTGGAGCGCTCCGAGTCGGTGTGCATGTACTTGTCAGCCAGGCCGCTGTAGAGAGCGTGCATGGGGTGATCGGGCCGATAGCGTCCGTCTTTGACGTACCAGCGGTCGAGGCGGTCTTGAATCGCCTGCTGTTGGATGGGATCGCAGTCCTTCATTCGAGGCCGAGGTCGATGTCGTCGTTATTGGTTTCGAGGAAGCGAGCGAGTTCAGCGCCGTACCACCCCAGCTTTTGCACGTCTTGCAGGCCCTTGCGAAAACGCTCACGCCAGACGTATTTGATGCAGTTGCCCTTGAGATACCCCCGGTACTCATCAGGAGTGAGTGCTGAGCGGATCGCCTCAATGCACTCGACACCGCCTTCACGTTTGTAGTGAGGCGGGTGGTTGACCATGTCGGCGCTCAAAGCCCGCGCCTCCTGACCTCACCGGCAACCACCCCCTTGATGCCGACGATGGCATTGCGGGTAGCCCGGATCGCCGTGACCAATTCGTTGGCCGTGTCTTCATCGGTGTGAAGTTGATCCGCGTCTGAGAGGCGGTTCAAAAGCTGCAAAAGCTCAGCGGTTTCGACTACGCAGTCTTCAGCGACGGCTGAAATGCGCTGCGGCGCAATGGAAGTCACGAAAAGTTCCTCGTGTGACCTTGTGAGAGTACCTCCTTTACAGAGGAAGTCAACGCCCATACAGTCAGTCCCATGCGTCCACAAATGCGGGTCGGCTACATCCGCGTATCTACGGATACCGGCGAGCAGCTAGCGGCGTTGACAAACCAGCGCGCCCGCATCGAAGCGGCAGGTGTCGACCACCTCATCGAGGACGTGGAGAGTGGTCTTTCGCAGGACCGCCCCGGCTACCTGGAGCTCCTGCGACTAATAGACGCACGTCAGATCAGCGAGATCATCTGCACCCGCATCGACCGCCTGGGGCGTGACGCCTCTGCAACGGATGCACTGATCGCTATCTGCGCCCGGCGCCAGGTGGTGATCACAGCGCTGGACGGCGGCACGGTCGACTCGAGCACACCGCAGGGCTTCCTGCTCTCCCGCATCGCCACTTCCATGGCGGAGGTCGAAAGCCGGATGCTGTCGATGCGCATCAAAGCCGGCTACGCAGAGGGGCGAAAACGCGGACGCCCCTTGCGAGGCCGTGCGCCATGGGGTTACTTAAAGAACGCTGACAACAGCGCCCTCATCCCAGACCCCCAGGAATGGTCCCGCGCCGAAGAGTTCATAACGCTGCTGCGCAGTCTGAGCTGGCGCATGAACACCGCCCTAGACGAGTGGCACCGGGCAGGCAAGGGCGAGATCCCGCTGAACAGCTGTAGATCTGTGAAGGGTTGGTTGCTCAACCCGGTTGTCAGGGGTGGACTTGGGTATAAGCAACGCCCCAACCACCAATTCGACGAAATTCTCTGGGATACCCATCCCCCGCTCATATCTCATCAGGAATTTGCGGTCCTGACACGGCAGTTGGAAGACAACAGACGGCGGTGGGGCCATGCCGCCAAACTCAAGCCCCGGTTACTCACAGGCCTCTGCAGATGCGGGGGCTGCGGAAAGATGATGACGTATGCGGGCAGCCGGGCCATCTCCAGCGTCCTGTGTAAATCCCGCGAGTGCGAGCAGCGCTACAAAAGCACCCGCGAGGACGTAGTACGCGCCGCGATCAACAGA